CATCACATACAACTTGGAGTTTGTCCCGGCAACAATCCAACGCTCAGAATCATTGTCCCGCCAGTTGATGATGCCTCGGCAGGTGCCAGTCATCTGGCTTGCTGATCGCTTGCGCCAGCCGCCAACGGGTCTGAGTGTGTTCTCAAACCAGCGTACCAGGTTGGCATTGAACCACCTTCCAATACTCTGATACTCCGTGCCGTTGCGGTACACGCCTGCTGGTATTTTGAGTGGCATCAACATGGTGTTCTTCCTAGACAAAAAGGCGGGTGCCTAATTTGTCAATGATAAGCCTTTGTCCTCTGGGCCTGTCAGCAATGCTGATGTGCGTCCAGCCACCACCAGACACTGGGTCTGAGAATTCCCTGATGATCTGGTCAAACGGAAGGTTAGCCGCAATGATTGCCCTCACCACAGCATCAGGAATCATCCCAGGCACTCGGAAATCGCAGGCTAGTCCCTGCCTATGCTGGCTGGTGTCTTCGCTGCCTACGGCATCATTTACGGCCTTGGAGCGAAACGCTGAGTTAATCATCACAGGCTTACCGCCAAGTGCTGTCTTGACCTTCTCCAGAAACTCAGCCAGCTTCTTGAGGTTGAGCATCTCCTGTGCGTTTGGCGTGTTGTCCAGGCTGCGATGGTCAGTGTGCGTCAACTCAGCAAGAGTAAAGTGCGGGGTCATTTGTTCCTCGCCGAGATTGCCTTGGCCTTGGCCTTGGCGTCTGCCTTGGAGCTGGCACCCCAGGCGTTGAGACTCAGCAGCAGCCGGGTGGGTTCACCGTTCTTGCGCTCTGGACCCGGCATATTTCCCATCCTTGCAAGGAAACTGGCGCGTCGAGGGTTGTCACCAGACTTGACGGGTGGCTTGATGTTTTGCCCAGCCGCCTTGAGGCTTGCGCGTCCAGCAGCATTTAACCCGCCCTTGGGGTTCTGTCCCTCCTTGCGCTGCCAAGCTGGAGTCTTCATTTCTTCTTGGCTGTTTTAGCTGCTTGCTTAAAGTCCTTGGCGCTCGGCGCTGCCTTGCTGCCAACCTTGTTCATCTTCTCTTTGGAGCCAGCCTTGATGCGCTCCTGCTTGGCGTTGATGTTTGCGTAGAGTCCTGGTTTCATGGTCACTTCCTTGAGAGTAAATCTGTCTTGGCCTGGCTCCCTGCGCTGGAGCCGAAATAATAGGCAATTATCCCGGTCCAAGCTGTGCCGAGTGACCCCAGCATCATCAAGATAGCGGGGTTGTTGGAGTCGATTTTGTTGAAGAACATCATCACCATGATGGAGAAGAATCCAATGGTCACAGCGCCAGCCAGGATTGGCGGCATCATTGACCTGGTGGCAGCCTGCATATCCCTTGCTGACTTGCGGTCCTCCACCTCCAGCTTCTCAAAGTTGAGGCCCAGCTCCTGCGCTTGCTTCTGCAGTTCAATTTCAGCCAATTTGACCTGGGCAATCTGGTCTGCGGTGAGCTTGTTGTTGCTGATCAAGTCGCCCACTTGCTCGGGGTCCACGCCAATGGCCTTGCTGATGGCGCTTACCGCCATGCCAGCCAGGGGACCGCCAAGAGCCGTGGCAATGGTAGGTGCAATCTGTTTGAGCCAATCCATTATTTCTTCTCCTCATCATCATCATGCGAGAGTTTTACACCTGCCAGCAGACCAATAAACCCACCGACAATCGTTTGAAATGCTGGGCTAATCAATTTAAAAATCTCGCTGTTGTCCACTTTTTCGTCAAACAGGCCGATCATCAGAACAGCCACCATGCCAAAGACAACAATACACAAGGTCATGCTGACCATCAGCGTCACAAAAAAGGTGAGTTTGGCTTTCATCTTCCATCCCCAACAATTTGCCAAGTCAAATATGCCACCAGGCCAACAATTGACGCCACTAGCGAGGCCCAAAGTCCAATATTAATAATGTCGCTAATTTCTTCTGCCCTGATTGCTTTGGCGTGAGCCACTTCAGCCTCTGCTTTCTTACGCTCTGCCACCATTCTGTTGCGCTCCAGCATCAAGGCGTTCCAAACATCGTCATTACCAGACCAGATCAACATCTGCTTTAACTCATTCTCTGCGTCCTGCAACTGCTTGAGTTGCATCACAGTTTCAAACGCCACTGCTGTATCGCTCTGTCCAAACCCTTTGGGTTTCTTCTTTACCGATTCTTTCGCAATGACATCCTTGGCCTCAAAGAACTTCATCAAGTCGCCGCTGATGGCGTTGATGTCCTTGCCCATCTTAATAGCTGCTTGCACCCCTTTGATTGCACCTTGCGCCACTGCAAATGCGGTTAGCGGGTCAATCATTTTTAACGATGCAGCGTAAGGCTTGCATAGACGATAGCGGACATTGAGACAATCAGCACCCCGGCGGTTTTCATAATCACGCCTTCCAAGCGTTTTAATCGTGCGTTGATTTGTGCGTATCTCTCAGCGCAGACGGCTTCGTGGCTGGAGAATTGTGTCTCAAGGTTCATCTTTGGCTTTCGGTACTTGCGCCTCGGCCTGCTCTTTGATCTTGACGATTAGAGGCCACACCCCTGATTTGCTGGGCAACTCGCCAAGCGTCTGGAGGACAAAGTTAATTTCGTTAACGTCAAGGTCTAGGGTCATGCTGGAGTCCCAGATTGTTGAGCCGCTTGTGCTTCTGCCTGTGCCGCTTCAGCCGCCAAGCGTTGTGCTTCACGTTCAGCCGCAATTCGTGCTTGCTCTGCTTGATAAGCCGCAATCACTTCAGCAGTCCATGCTGTATTGCAATGAGCCACAACATTGACAGGGATGCCCGTCAAATCTTGTCCCGGCGTGAGGCTTGATCGGTGGTAGGTCTTGCTTAGTTCGTTGCCATCTTCCATGATGCGGGTTGCTTCACGATAGAGAACGATGCCGTTTTCGGTGACGGTGATTTGGTCAACAGCGGTGGTTTTGGTGAGTGACATGATTTTTTCCTTTGGTTAAGTTGAAGTTATATAAGAAAATCCAACAACAATGTTGTAATTTGTTGTAATAGTAGAAGCATTTACCCGTAAATCAATAACAACACCACCACTATAAACTCGTCCACCTATAGCACCTCCTGTTCCAAGGTCTAATATTCCGAAACCACTTGCATCCGAAAGTACACTTCCAGCCGAAAAGGGTAAATTGCCAATATTTACAGAAGTCCCAACTGGAGAAGAAACGCTATTTACAAAAAATTCACCAGTTACAGTAACTACACGACCAATTTTTATATATGAAATTATATTGTAACTAGCATTTAATGTGATTGTTCCAGATGTTGACGGTGTAAAAGTTACAGTAGTAGTCCCCTCTTCATAGTCATCTAGCGTATTAGCGTTGGATGATGCTGATTGAGTTGCGGGGAATGTGATGCCTGTACCTGTTTGTGGGACTGCACCATTAAGCGCAACAGACCCTGTGCTATTGGTAGAAATAAGTGGATTCCCATCCCCATCAGACAGCACGATGTAGTTGCTTGCTGTGCGAATGTCTAAGCCGCCTGTGTTTCCGTTGTATGCGCCAAGAATAGTATTTTTAATACCTGTGGTCATTAACTTGCCAGACTCTATGCCAACAAATGTGTTGTTTCTTCCTGTCGCTGTATAGCCAGCCTGATAACCTACAGCAGTGTTGTTGGAGGCTGTGGTGTTGAAACGCAGTGATGCCGCACCTATTGCGGTATTGAAGTCTCCAGTGCTTGCAAATAGTGAAACTTGACCAATACCAACATTTGAAGAACCTGTTATATTGGAATTTAAAACACGGTCGCCAATTGCTGTATTTCCAGCGCCAGTCGTATTAGCCGCCAAAGCACTAGCACCAACAGCAGTATTGGAAGACACAGCACCAGCGCCAAGCCCCACGGTCAAGCCCTGCACAACTGCACCAGCAGTTAGCGTGGAGACACCTGTCACGCCGAGGGTTGTGGATGCTGTGAGCGATGTAAACGCGCCCGTTGTCGCAGTAGTAGCCCCGACAGTGCCGTTGATGTTGATGCTTGCTGTGCCTGTTAAATTGGTGACTGTGCCGCTGCTGGGTGTACCCAACGCCCCGCCATTGACGACAAACGCTCCTGCTGTGCCAATATTGACGCCAAGTGCTGTAACAACACCCGTGCCTGTGGTTGTGGTGCTAGGAGCCGCACCAGCCCCGCCGCCGATGACCAGTGCGCTTGCTGCCAGTGCGCTGGATGATGCCAATGTGCCAGCAGCGGTGTAGGCTAGGACGCCACCGGATGTGCCTGATGCCAAGCCTGTGCCGCCGTTGGCAACTGGCAAGGCTGTGCCAGAGTAGGTCAGGGCCAGTGTGCCAGACGATGTGATGGGACTGCCAGATATGCTCAAGACGCTTGGGACGGTCATTGCCACGCTGGTGACTGAACCTGCTGACCCTGCATTGCTGGCAAGTAACTTTACGGTTCCTGCGCTATTTTTAAAGTACAGTTTTTCATCAAGTGTATTGAGTGCCAATTCACCAGCAACTAGGTTTCCGGCAGACGGCGTTGCCGCTGCCGTAGTCGTGTAGTAAAGCGAAATTGGTGTAAAGTTTGTTGCAGCCATAATTTTTCCTTAGAAAGTCCCGCCAGATATGCCACCCGGGACGTAAAGCATCGTGCCGTCAAATGTCAGCGCTGATCCCATTATCAATTGATTAGATACGTTTTGATAAGCCACACCGCCAGACGTTCCGTTCAGCGCATACAGCTCTGTGATGTCACTGTTAGTGCCTGACTTTGCGGCAACTAGATTTGTCCTTGCATCATTGGCGTTTACTGCCCCTGTGCCGCCATTTGCTACAGCCAAAGTGCCTGCAACCGTCACAGACCCCGTGGTGGTGGTTGATGGTGTCAGACCCGTTGTACCAAACGATATTGCGCTGACGCCAGAGCCAGCGCCTGAGAACTGCGCCCAAGTGATGGCGGTGACATTGATTGTGCCGCCAGCGTTGCTTGTGCAGACCCACCCCGTGTCGGCAAGCGTGGTTCCTGTTTCAATAAAGACGTAAGCGCCGGGGACTTGCGCCCATGTACTCATGTCAGGCGCTCTTGCCCATGCTGTTGCCGACGCAATATAAATACCGTTTTCTGCTGGCGCTGTTTGATCTTTTACCAAAACACGGTCAGTTGCAACGATTGAGATGCCATCAATAGTCTGTGCTCCAGACAATGTGATGTTTGCCGTTGTTCCAGCTACTACTGAGGCTTTGGTATCTAAGCCCTGCGCAACCGTATCAACATACGACTTGTTTGCAATGTCTGTGGCCCCCGATGGGGTTGTTGAGATTGTTCCTGCCGTCACCACAAGACTTGCAATCGTTCCCAAACTTGTCAGCGATGAGGCCGTAACCCCAGATGCCAGTGTTGCGCCAGACAGGGTTCCTGCGGGCGCAATGACCGCTGCGGTAGTGATGCTGGTAGTCAAACCCTTGGCGTTGATCGTCACCACCGGAATAGCGGTGCTCGAGCCTGTAGAGCCTGCCGAGGCGACTGTAGCAAGTGTGGTTGCATTCCCTACCGATGTAACATCGCCCGTCAAGTTGGCGTTTGTTGTTACAGTTCCAGCAGTTAGACCAGAGGCAGTTCCTGTGATGTTTGTTCCAACCAAGGCGCTTGGTGTGCCGAGGTTGGGAGTAACCAGAGTGGGGCTGTTGGACAGCACGACATTTGTCGTCCCTGTTGATGTAGTAACCCCAGTGCCTCCGCTGGCCACCGCCAATGTTCCTGCCACGGTAACAATCCCGGTGGTTGACGTGGCCGGGGTCAGGCCAGTCGAACCGAAAGAGATGGAGCTTACGCCTGCCCCGCTGACAATTGAGCCCCATGCGCCGTTGGCGTAGCCTTCAAAACTGGCTGTTGTTACGTTGTAACGCAAATTGCCATCAGCGGCTGTACCACGTTGACCTGTTGTACCAGATGGGAGGATGACGCCGCCACTACCTGGCAAAACTGGATTATTGGCTATGGCTACAGTCGGCCCTGCTGAAATTGCAATCTGATTAACAGTGCCCGTGACCGATGGAACGGCAGCCGGAATGGTTGTGGCTGTAGACAATCGACCGTTTGTATCAACTGTAAAAACCGGAATGTTGGTGGCGTTACCATAAACGCCAGGGGTTACACCTGTTGCATCTAGTTGAGTGCCGCCAATCCCAGCAACCGCAACACTGAGAGTCACATTACTAGAAAGCGCACCACCGCCGGTCAGACCAGTACCGGCAATAACTTGCCTGGTTATGGGAACTCCTGCTACTGTTAGCAAATCACCGACACGAATCTTGTAGTTGTTGCCCTGGTAGACAATCATCATCAAGCTGTTGTCATCAGCCACAGGGGCTGTTGGAAGCTGCGTGATGCGCGTTGGGATAAGGTTGCTAGGCACTGACATTTAAATCTCCAAGTACTCGTCACCGTCTTCGGTGACGATGAACAAGTCACCTGCTTCCTGTATCAATCCTGCGGGATGAGTATTGATAGAGGTGTCGGGGCGGGTGAAAGGCAGCACAATCTGGTCAGGTGCGCGAGGTGCAAGTCGATACGGGTCATAGTCATCTAGGTCTTCTTTGCAGACCATAAGCCCTGGCGAATTTGGGTCTGGCGATAATTCTGCAAGCAAGAACTTGCGCGAGCAGCGCCCACAAATTGCAATCCCATAGGTAGCTTGGCCAGTAACGTCAAGGTACATCATCGAGTGTATGCACCAATGGCGGGCTGGATGAAAATTGGCGAGCCATCATTGTCGCCATCCCAGGCGGTTTGACGAGACGCCATGTATTTCTGCTCAAGGATTGGAATCAAGTTGATGTCCACTTGAGCCGTTTCTGCAGCCATCTTGGCAGCTAGCCCGTTCACAATGGCTTCAAGCCAGCGCTGCGGCACCTCAACGTCTTGCTGTAAGTTTTCGGTGTCCATGATGTGGCGATGCCGCCAAACAATGAGTTGGGCTTGCTCAGCGCCAGCAAATGGTGCTGGCCATACATGCATCACAGGCTCTGGAATGTCCCGTTGAAACCAGTAGCTATTGGGCCGACCAGGGAAGACTTTGTTTGACTGAGCAACATAAGTATCCCGATTTAGCACGCCAAAAGGTATTTCCTGCGGCATGTTGCCTAGCGTAATCGTTGTATAGAGGATGGTGCTAGCCGAGGTGATCCTGAAGTACTGGTACGCAAGAGCTCCTGAGATGTCTGTCCAAACAATCTCACCAGCAACAGCGGCCACAGATGAGGTACCGACTGTGACCCAGGTTGTGCCATTTGTTGAGACTTGGAATGTGACAGTGACTGAGGTGCCTGACCATTCAATGCCAATTGTGTCCACTACCGTGGCTGAGCCGAAATCTACTGTGTACGAAGTGCTGGTTGTTGTTTCAGTGCCAGTTACCGCTTGAATGACTCGGTAGTTGGCATTGAGCACCTCTACCGTGCCGACAGGGAGAGGGATAATCTCCTGGTTTTCATAAAAGGGTAAGATGAGTTTCTCAATACACCAACTCGGAGCCTTGATGTTTGCCATGTCTGACAACTGCAAGTGGAGAGACTCTAGTGCATAAGCCTGCATTTCGGCGCTAATCGCTTGCGCAGGCAAACGGCAACGCCTAAAGGCATGGTCAACTACCTTTAGTGCATTGAATGTTGTGCCGCTCACATTGCCAGAAAACGCCATGCCAGCTCCGGGTTGGGGTCAAGTGGCCGCTGTTTCAGCACGCCCGGAAGACTAAATTATAAACTCAAATCAGCAATTTGGATTTGCAATGCCGCCTTTTTTCATGGCAGAGTTCTTCATCATCTTGCCATCAGGCATCTTGTGCATACCACCCTTGTTCATGGCAATCATCGGAGCCATCGAAGCTACCGGCACTGAGCGGCGAGGTGAGCGCATACTAGACTTTTGCATGATCTCTTCACGCTGCATCCGAGGAGTCTCCTCCTTCTCATGCATCATCATGGCCTTGCGGCTTGGGTAGGTTTCCCCTGTAGCCTTTTCCATCACCTTGCCGCCTTTGGCCATCTTGGTCATTGGCTTGCCAGGGTGCAAGGCTTCTTCATGCGTATGTACAGCTGCGGTAGGTGTAACCTTACCGCCAAAACTAAACTCTTTAACGTAAGTGCAGCCCATGGTATGTCCTTTTACGCGCTTGCGTAGGTTTTGATACACTCAATGACGATGGTGTACATGTCACCAGATGATGCGTCAGCGGTAGTGAAGAGTACATCCCCGGTGACTCCTGCACCGCCATTGTTTTGCAAGCCGCCAAAAGATGAAAAGTCCATCAGGTAGTTTGCATTCGGCTGAATCATCCACGCAAACACGTCAGTAGATGCATCCCAAAGAATGCGCACTTCCATGCCGTGAGTAGTAGACCAGATTTTGTTGATTTTTACGCCATTGCAAGCCAAATTAAATGCATTTGGATTTAGCGTAGAAACATCAATCTTGGTAACGGCAGATTCACCCGTCCCGTCAGATATGTTTGTAAACTTGGCGATGAACAGCCGTTCACCGTCAAGTAAAGTTTGTGATGCTACTGCGTCAGCCATGTTGATCTCCCGATCAAACAGCAGCGCTGAAGGGTGTAGCTTCTGTGCCGGTGCCGGTTAAGTTGCAATGTACCAAAAACAAACCGCTGGCAATATCTGTGATGTAGATTGTATCGCCCTTGGTACCACCTTTGGTTGTACCGTTTAAGGTAATGGTGTCAGAAGCAGCCACTGTTTCGAAGCCAACCACCGTATCGCCGGCATCTTGTAGCATGATGGCTCGGCCTGCCATTACGTCGGTTGCATTTGCCACTTGGACAACGTAGTTGTTGCTAGTGACCGTGGTTTGCACGGCAAAATTGTATTGGTTGCCGCTGCCAGTAGCCGCAGGCAGTGTAACGATTGCCCCAGCAGCTACGTTAAACAGATTCAAGCGCCCAGCATTTGCGGCATTAGTGGCTGTAGCTGCAGCCGTGATTTGAACAAGTGAGCCGGTGCCAGTGATAAAGCCATTGGTAGACGTTACTGGGCCCGAAAAGGTCGTGGATGCCATGATTTTTCCTTACGTGCAAGTAATGCGTCTGTCTGCATGTCGTCAGCTTGAGGTCTAAGCTGTCAGACGCATTAAAACTACCTCCATAACCCCCAACCTTATGAGTTGAGGGTTAAAGCCGTAGTCTTAGACTCCAGCGGTGCCGTAAACGCCGCGTGGGTCAGTCCAACCCAGCGTGTAACGCTCTGTAGCTTTGTAGCGCATGGAGTCAGTCTCAAAGTCACCTTCCATGGACTTCTCCAAGCCACGACGCATCAACAACTTCAGGCCATCTGGCGCATCGGTCTGAATCCACCAAGCGGTGGTAGACGTAATCCGCGACAGATTGCCTTGCCCTTGAGCCAACAGGCCCATGGACTTGACCGGGTTGATGTCGTTGTCAGCCGTGCCGGTGCGCAAGACAGACTTGAGCAACACTTCGGCCTGGAACACATTGCTGGGTCCAGAAACGATTTTGTTGGGAGTCAGCCGGATACGCTTGCCGTTGTTGTCAACAGCATTGCGGATCTGAACCAACATCTGCTCAAGCGATGTTTGCGACAAAGCAGCGGCGGTGCTTAGTTGGTTGCTAAACGTACCACTGACAATCGGGTGTGCCGTTGACACCAAAGAAACACCGTCACCACCCAGATACGCGCTGTTAAAGGCGCGGTTCAGGATGTTGGCAGCCAAAGTTTCCTTGGTCTCAATTAGCGACTGAGCTAAGTGCTTGGCGTAAGTCTGACCGATGCGGATGTGGTCACCGTCTTCAACGAGCACCTTGGTCAAAGCAAAGGCAAGGCCATACACTTTGTAAAGGTAACGTTGAATGAAGAGCACACCACCGCTTTGGTAGGTCACAGCCATGCCGTCAGGCAACTCAGGAGCCGCGCCGAAACCGTACAAGACGGGTTCTTCGTGGTAATTCCGAGGAATACCTTTTTGCTCACGGAACACCATCTTCCACTCGTCTGCACGCTGCTCGTAAACACCGTCAAACACCTCGTTCATGATGGGCTCAACAACCGACCTAAAGTCGGTACTTCTCATTGGGGTAGCCATTTGTTAGCCCTCCTTAGATTGAGTTAACAGCAGCTTTGTAGATATGCTCGTTGATGCGAACAATAACTACGTTATATGCGTCTGTTATGGAGTCATTGATTTCGCCAGCAAAGCCAGTCAACTGGAATTGACCAGAAGTAGCTTCAATGACGCCGATTTGGGTGTTTGACAACCCTGTTGCAGTAGA